GTAGCCTAGGACTTCAACTCCTTGAGGAGTGTTGTGGACATCGGTCTTTTCGGGACGGGCGATGTGGTCGAAGTAGTAGGTAGCAAGACGTTGGAATTCAGCTTTGAATTCGCTGTGTTGATCGGGAGGCAGGAAGAACTTCAAGAGAACGAGAGAATCGTCACCTTGAACGAGGATCTTGAGATTGGTGATATCGATACCCATTCTGGACAGGATAGTATATATCATGATCAGGTTGTAGTGGGAGTCGAGGAATTGTGTTACGAATAGGCCGGATGGGATACAGCGGAACAGACGATTGTAGGTAGTTCTGTCGGGCATAACGAATGGCATGTTGAAGCATGCGTCACGTTGCCAGTTCCAGAGACGTTCGAGTCTGATGGGATCAGCAGTTGTAGCTGAGTACGTCCGTGTAGGGATGTAGCCGTGTTCGAAGTCGAAGTATTCACGCCAATCGTCAAAGATTTCTCGTTGGATAGAGAACAGTGAACGAAGGTCGAAACCAGACCAGTCAATAGTGACAAAAGTCTTGAAGTATAATCGAGGGATGGACATCATATTGTGGAGTAGGGACATACCACCCGTGAACGTTTCATTTCCCCATAGGAGAGGAGATGCTTTCGATTCGATGTAGTAACGGAACAGTGGCCAGAAAAACATAGCTTGAGCGAGGATGTGACGTTTAGAGACACCGTAGATGACACGGATCTTTGTTTCGTCAGGAGCAGTCATAGCAGGTTTGACATGAATTTTCATGATGGGCCAAAGTTGATTCGGGTCGGTGATCTTCCCATCTTTGATGAGATGGAGGAAGTGCCGGGTGTCCATGAAGACGAAGTCTTTGAGATTTCCGAATGAGAGGCGAGCGTCATCAATGAGGCCGAGTGAATAGCAGTGTTCGACATATTGTTGTAGCTTGGGATCGGAATAGTAAGGTTCTTCGACGTTGGGATGCCAGTTCCAGTTGTAATACCGGAGGTCAGCAAAGTGGACGGGCCGAATACGCTTGGGAGGACGAAATGCATTCGCAGCAGCTTTGCGAGCGTTGCGGTAATGCTCATCGTGAGGGACAGGATGATCAGGAAGGTCACCTTTTCGGAGGTTTTCAACCATGAAGGGGATCGTGGCCTGAGGATGATGATAGCCATGAAGGATCTTTTCGGTCATAGGACCAGGGAAGTGCTTCTTGACGTATTTCGTGAGCCAGGTTTGATAGTCGTTGTAGACTTCTTCGAAGCGAGGATTCAGAGAGACCTTGATTGTAGACGGAGCGTAACCGACGAAT